CCTTTGTTCTGCTTTTTTGACAGAATCAGGATTAGATGATTTGGGAATTGCAGTTAAACCCATTTCTTTACGCATACGCTCCCATCTCTTATTGCCAGCATCTTCGGACAATCCCTCGCCTTCTAATGATTCGATAAAGATGATGCGACCCATTTCGTAGCGTTCGTAGGTAGGTGTTTCGCCAATGATTGCTTGATAGGTTTTAACTGCATTGCCTGATTCAATACCAGCTTCGTGATAGGCGATTGATGCAGAGGTGAGTTTAGCTACTTCGGTTTCGCTAAATTGGTTTAGCATTTCTGCGGTTTTGATAGATTGCATTTTAATTCTCCGTATGTTTAGGACATTATGACTAGATGTCAGTTTGTCCGTGGTTTTTAAAAGGTGTTTCTGTATTGCGTTTACTACCCTTGTAGTATAACAGAGAATCGTGACATTGTCAAGCGTTTGTCCGCTTTGTTCTATAAATTCGGGTATTGTTCTGCTAATGTTCTGTAATCAATAGAACAATACAAACCTAATAAAATCAAAGGGATAGGAAGGAAAAATAGCTATATATATATAATGTTCTAATGTTCTACTACTAAAAAAATGAAATTCAGATTCTAAATTCCTAAGTGAGCTTTGTGCTTACACTATGCGAAGGGGGTCTTTGTGTTTTGGATTTTCAATTTTTCGGCACAGAACAATAGAACATTACGGACAATATTGATTTATAAGGATATTTTACAGAACATTGCATAGAACAATACCAAAATTCGTAGAACATTACAGACAAGATGACTTTGTGTCACTTTGTCCAGCCAAGCAAAAGCCTAATGCGTCGCTTACAACCAGTTCCCTATAAAAAAATAAGAAAAGGGGGCTTTCGCCCCCCTGTATTACATTACTGCAACATCTACATTGCCCGCCAATATCTCCAAGCAATGCTCTAGAGCTTCCTCATCTAAACACTTACTGGCTAAGTCCCTAACTTCCTTTTGCTTAGCCTTGATACCTTCCATACGATCAGCCAAGGCGTCCTTACGCTTAGACTCAACGGCTTTCTGAATCTTGCTGGCTTTGTTTAGGTTATCAAGTGTTGCGTTAGCAGTAAGCATTTGAACCTCGGCTAATAACTCATCCATTGGCTTGGCTTTCAATTCATCCATAGCTAATTGAGCTTTGGTACGTTGGGCTTTCTTTTGCTCAGCCGACTCTGTTGGCTTAGTAGGTTTTACTACTCCATAGTCATTACATACTCGGGCAAACATCCTAGAGAAAGCCTTGGTTACTGTATTGTTTTCTTTACCCTCAGAGTCAGTTAAGGGGATACGTTTAGCTTCAGCATATCCAGCCTTCCAAGCCTTACTACCTGATTCTAGAATATACCAGTCAGCCGTTGTACCAACAGGGCAAACACGCTTAGCGAAGTCCTTCAGCGCTTCATCAGCCGTTAACTCTGACTCACCAAAAGCCGAGCCGTTAGCTTTAAAGCCGAGCAAGTCTTGCTCTGATACTGATACAGTTACTACTGAGTTAGTTGTTGCGTTCATATCTAATACTCCTTATGTTATGTGGAAAAGCCCACACCCAAATAGTCTCATATATCCTATACTATGTCAACAGTTATTTAATACCCCCCGCCAACGACATCCTGACATGGTGTCACCCAGTACACCCGCACCCCCAAGATAGGGGTTGATGGAACCAAGAGCAATACATACACAATAATGTGCACAATAGATATACATATTTTAAAAACGTGTCTAAAAAACCCGGAACAATATACATATCTAAGGGTATACCCCACTACGCAACTTGCGTACCCCCCACCCCCTTCTTTGTTTTTACGCAACAAAGCTCACGTGATTCTAGAGAAGGGTACCCCCGTCAAAACTTTACCTCCCACACCCCCATAGGTATATAAAAAATATATACTTTTATAAAAAATTCAATAAAAACAAAGCTTTACGAGGGAGAAGTGCATGAAACTTTTATAAAACTTAACCTTCCCCTGATACCTATGAGTATCAAAATAACCGACAAAATCAAACCTATAGGTAAAAAAACTTTACAAAAACACCGGATTGTAAAGAAAAGTGCAAAAGTGTAAGAAAAAGTAAATGACTTATAAAAGAAGCTTTAACCCCCATACGGACTCATTAATGAGTCATATTGCACCGCAACAAATGTGTGATATACTACACAAATCGACAACCAACCTAAGGAGAACATTATGTTCGAATTTGAAAAGCAATTTAAAGAAGTACAAGCAAACTATCAAACAGCAGTAGAGCGTGTATTGCAGACTTATGAGTATTGGTTTAATTCAGTGCTCTCAACGACTAAAGATTTGTTAAAGTCTACAAAAGCAAAATAAGGGTAAACCCTAGGGGTAGGTAGAAACTGCTTACCCCACCTCTAAAAATGTGTAATATAATACGCAAAAATGAGGGATTCGAATGAGCGCATGGCTTATTATTGTTACAGGTGTGATCTACACCTACATAGCTGCTGAGCAGGGCTTTAAAGGAAACCTAGGTATGGCAATCTGCTATGCAGGTTACGCCTTTGGAAACGTCGGGCTATATCTAATGGCTACAAAGTGACAACAATCATTGGTGATTGGAAAAGAAAGGTGCTGGTTTCAGATAGCCAGTTTACTGACACGGATTCAGGCATTAAGTATTTTGAAGATAAAGTCTTTCCTATAGAAGGTGGCTTTATTGGAGTTGCCGGAAATTACGTAGATGCTGAAAAGGCAATAGACTACATAAACAAGAAAAGCAAAAACAAGCCGAAGTTAAAATCGGACACTTCGTTTTTAAAGCTAACTAAAGAAGGGCTGTTTTCTTGCGGGGATGACCTTGAGTGGGAAAGGGTTCGAACCTTTATGGCTATTGGATCCGGCGCTATGGCAGCTGAAGTTTGTTTGCGTATGGGCTTAACTGCCGAAGAAGGAGTAGAATGGGCCTGTAATGTGGATGTAAACAGCAGCGGACCAATTAAAACCTATAAGTTAGACGATGCCATATAAAGATCCTGAAACGCGCAAAGCGTACCATAAAGAACAAAGCCGTAAGTATTACTTAAAGAACAAAGATAAAGTAATGGCCCTTAGTAAGACTAATAGGGCGGTAGGAAAAGCTAGGTGGGATACATTTAAACGTACACTTAAGTGTGCACAATGCGAACAGAACCACCCAGCAGCTTTAGATTTTCACCACACAGACCCAAGCGAAAAAGAAAACATAGTTAGTAACTTAGTAAGTGAAGGGCGGTTTTCTGCAGCTATGGAAGAAGTGCAAAAGTGTATTGTTCTATGCGCTAACTGCCACCGAATCCATCACTACGAAGAAAAGTCTGCTAAGATACAGGCATTAACAACCAACCAGCTGCCAGAACATGCCGGTCAACGTTGAACCAACGCTAAATATACCTCTACCCGACACCCTCGGAAGACCTCCTGAGATGGACCACGCCGACGACATCCGAGTCAAGGCAAACACTGCAATGATTATGCAAGAACTTGGTTCTGGAATTGAGATGACGGGTGACGACATTGACAAAGCTACTACTCTATTTAAAAACTTAGGCAAAAAACGCACTAAAGAAGAAAAAGAAGAAGAAAAATTGGCGATAAGTACCCCCGGTACGGCGCTAGCAATGTCAGGATACCTCTCACAGTACGATCAACAGGTAGTTCAAGATAAAGTACAGCTTAGAGCGGTCGTAACTAACCGGCTACTAGAGATATCACAATGCGGAGACACTAAACATGAGCTAAAAAGCCTAGAATTACTAGGAAAAGCATGCGATTTGTTCACAGAACGCTCAGAAATTACTATTACACACAAAAATAGCGCTGAATTGCAAGAAGCTATTAGAGAAAAAATACGTGTTTTGATGCAAATGAACACTATAGATGTAATACCTAAGTCAGAACGCCTTACAAATTCCTTAGATTCAATAGATGAATAAGCAGCTGACTAAAAAAGAGCTTTTGGCTCTTGATAAAAACATAGGTAAGCTCTCAGAAGCCCAGCTTCGTGCTCTGTACGAGCAATTAAACGTAGCTGTAGACGTCAAATATAAAGAAAATTGCCAAGAAAACTTTATGGATTTTGTTCATAGGGTATGGCCTGACTTTATTGATGGCGCTCATCATGCCGAAATGGCAGCAGCTTTTGAAAGGGTAGCAAATGGAAAAGTTAAACGTCTTATTATCAATATGCCTCCTCGCCACACTAAGTCTGAGTTTGCATCGTATCTACTGCCAGCGTGGTTTTTGGGCAAGTTTCCTAAAAAGAAAGTTATTCAGACCTCTCACACAGCGGAGCTTGCGGTTGGCTTCGGACGTAAGGTCCGTAACCTTGTGGATTCCGATCTTTATAAAACTATCTTCCCGGGAGTTGGACTACAAAGTGACTCTAAAGCTGCTGGGCGCTGGGCAACAAACCAGGGGGGAGACTATTTTGCTATCGGTGTGGGAGGCGCAGTTACGGGTAAGGGCGCGGACGTCCTCATTATTGATGACCCTCATTCGGAGCAAGAGGCTGCACTTTCTGAAAACAACCCTGAAGTTTATGATAAAACTTATGAATGGTATACGTCAGGTCCTCGTCAGCGTTTACAACCAGGCGGTTCGATTATCATAGTTATGACTCGCTGGTCCAAGAAAGACTTAACAGGACAGGTATTAAAGTCAGCTATGCAGCGCTCAGGAGAAGAGTGGGAGGTTATTAATTTTCCTGCAATCTTGCCGGACGACCAGCCCCTATGGCCGCAGTTCTGGAAACTAAACGAACTTCTAGCACTTAAAAACGAACTACCAAATGCAAAATGGCAAGCGCAGTACATGCAGGAGCCAACCTCAGACGTTTCAGCAATCATCAAGCGGGAGTGGTGGAAGCAATGGGAAGATGAAGATCCGCCATATTGTGAGTTTTTGATCCAGTCTTGGGATACAGCGTTCTTAAAGACCCAACGTTCAGACTATTCTGCATGCACTACATGGGGTGTTTTTTACCGCCCAAACGATAGAGGCGTTGACGTAGCCAACATAATTTTGCTAAATTCCTTTAAAAGGCGTATGGAATTCCCCGAATTAAAGCAAACTGCATTTGAACATTACAAAGAATGGGAACCTGATTCTATTATTGTTGAGGCAAAAGCTTCTGGAGCGCCACTTGTTTTTGAGCTGCGAGCCATGGGTATTCCGGTCCAAGAGTATACTCCAAGCAAAGGTAATGATAAAATAGCGAGGCTAAATGCTTGCGCAGATCTTTTTGCGTCTGGCAGGGTTTGGGTGCCGTGCACGTCTTGGGCGGAAGAATTAGTAGAAGAAGTAGCAAGTTTTCCTTCGGGCGAGCATGATGACTTAGTAGACTCAATGAGTCAAGCGTTGTTACGTTTCCGTAGGGGTGGTTTTGTGCAGTTAGATTCCGATGAGCAAGATGAACCACAGATGTTCAAATCAAGGCGCAATCAGGGTTACTATAACGTATGACAACACAGAAATACATGGGACGGCACCAACTTATTAAAAGACTTACTGCCCAAGTAGGAAATAAAGATACGGCTATTGGCATTTTACAAAAACGTGGGCAGCTAGAAGCAGACGGAAAAACTTTAACAAAAGCAGGTATGAAGCGTAACAACATGACTGCTAAAGAACGTGCATTAGATAGAGCATCTAAAGGATCTGGTAAAACCCCATCAGAATTTAAATATGACCCAAAAACAAACAGAGCAACACTTAGGAAATAATTATGGCAATAGATAAGTCACTTTCACAAGCCCCGGTGGGTTTAGGCGCAATTAACATGGCAGACGTGGAGAATACCGAGCCGGACTTAGAAATCACTATTGAGGATCCAGAGTCTGTAGAAATTGGGGTTGACGGTAAACCCATACTGCGCATTGAGAAAAGTGAAGACGAGGAAGGCTTTGATGATAACCTTGCCGAGTACTTAGACGACAGCACACTTACGCAATTAGCTAGTGACATCATAGGCGATGTTGAGGACGACATGTCCGCTAGAAAAGATTGGATGCAGACTTATGTAGATGGTCTGCAGCTTTTGGGTATGAAGATTGAGGAACGCATGGAGCCATGGCCAGGTGCCTGTGGTGTATATCATCCCTTGTTATCTGAGACCCTTGTTAAGTTCCAAGCAGAAACCATCATGGAGATTTTCCCTGCTCAAGGTCCTGTTAAGACACAAGTAGTAGGAAAAGAAACGCCTGAGAAAAAACAAGCCGCCGAGCGGGTTGCAGATGACATGAACTACCAGCTCACAGAGAAGATGGATGAATTTCGCCCTGAGACCGAGCGCATGTTGTGGGGCTTAGGCTTATCAGGCAATGCGTTCAAGAAGGTCTACTATGACCCAAGCTTAAAACGCCAAGTTAGTATGTTTGTGCCAGCAGAAGACTTAATTGTTCCTTATGGTGCGTCTAGTTTAGAGCAAGCCCCTCGTGTCGCACATGTGATGCGCAAAACCGAGAACGAAGTTCGCAAGTTACAAGTAGCAGGCTTTTGGTTAGATGTTGACCTTGGTGAGCCTGTTGACAGTTTTGATGAAGTAGAAAAGAAGATTGCCGAGAAGATGGGCTTTAGAGCCACTACGGATGATCGTTACAAAATCCTTGAAGTACAAGTTGACCTCGACCTAGAAGGGTATGAGGACAAAGACGAAGACGGCGAGCCTACGGGCGTTGCCTTGCCATATATAGTGACTATTGAGAAGTCTGGTCAGCAAGTCTTGGCAATCCGTCGTAACTGGAGACCTGAAGATGATACTAAAAAGAAGCGCAACCACTTTGTTCACTATGGCTATATTCCCGGTTTTGGGTTCTATTGTTTTGGTCTTATTCATCTTATCGGTGCATTTGCTAAATCAGGCACTTCCATTCTCCGCCAACTCGTTGACGCTGGATCGCTTTCAAACTTGCCAGGTGGCTTTAAAACCCGTGGCTTGCGTGTTAAAGGAGACGACACCCCCATCGCCCCGGGTGAATTTAGGGATGTTGATGTGCCGTCCGGGTCCATCAGGGACAATATTGTTCCCTTGCCTTACAAAGAACCCTCAATGGTTCTTGCAGGTCTCTTAGATAAAATTATTGAGGAAGGTCGTCGTTTTGCTTCAGCAGCAGATCTGAACATAAGCGACATGAGCGCTCAAGCTCCCGTAGGTACAACACTAGCAATTTTAGAACGTACCCTCAAAGTCATGTCCGCAGTACAAGCTCGCATCCATTACTCGTTTAAGAAGGAGCTCTGTCTCCTGCGTGACATTATTCGTGATTACACCCCCGAAGAGTATAGTTATGAGCCAGTTGAAGGTTCACGCCGTGCAAAACAAACGGACTATGACAACGTTGATGTAATACCAGTAAGTGACCCAAATGCCGCAACCATGGCACAGAAAGTTACCCAGTATCAAGCAGCACTACAGTTAGCTCAAGGAGCACCACAGCTCTACAACCTTCCTTACCTCCACCGCCAGATGTTGGATGTATTAGGCATTAAGAACGCTAACAAGTTAGTTAAGCTACCAGAAGACCAAAGACCCGAAGACCCCATCTCAGAAAACCAAAACGTTCTGATGATGAAACCGGTCAAAGCGTTTTTGTATCAAGACCACCAAGCTCATATTGCTGTTCATCAAGCAGCAATGCAAGATCCAAAAATTATGAAGCTAGTAGGTCAAAACCCAAATGCCCAGGCAATGATGTCTGCGATGCAAGCCCATATTAATGAGCACATTGCGTACGAATACCGCAAGCAAATGGAAGAGCAAATGGGAGTTACTTTACCGTTCCACCCAGACGAGGACGATGCAGACGAACGCACAATTCCAGAAGATATGGAAGTTCAAATTTCTCAACTCGCTGCTCAAGCGTCTCAAGTAATACTGCAACGTGATAAGACCGAGATGGCCGCCCAGCAAGCACAACAAGCTGCGCAAGATCCAATTATCCAAATGCAAATGCAAGAACTTAAGATCAAACAAATGGAAGTTGATATTAAGAACCGTAAGCTTGCCGCAGATTCAGCTGCTAGAGCCGATCAACTTGAAATTGAAAAGCAACGCATTGAATCGCAAGAGAAGATTGCTGGTATGAATGCTACCCTTAAGTCACAAAAAGACCAATTGGATCGCATGGCTAAGCAAGAAGAAGCAGGAGCAAAACTAGGTGTTGACATGGCAAAAACAAGACAGCAGCTATTGCAATCGCAAAAACCTCAGAAAGGTAATAAATGATTGAAAAGTATCTTGATCGTGTAATCAAACAACTAGACGAAAAAGTAGTACGGCTACAGGAAGCCGTAGGTGCCGGAGCAGCAAAAGATTTTTCCGAGTACCAAAAGATGTGCGGGGAAGTGCAGGGTCTATTAACCGCTCGTCTATACATAACAGACCTTAGAAAAAACTTGGAGTCAGCAGATGACGATTGATAATCCAACCGGCTCAAACCCCGGCGTGAATTTGTCGCAAGCAGTAGATTTAACAGCATTACTTCATAAAACCGAAGAAGAAAAAGGTAAACAGCTTCCTAAACCATCTGGATATAGGATTCTCTGTGCTATTCCCGAAGCAGAGAAAGAGCATGAAGGCGGAATCCTCAAAGCCGACGAGACTTTAAGACATGATGAACTTTTAACCACTGTGCTTTTTGTAGTGGATTTAGGTCCAGACTGCTACAAAGATCCAGAACGATACCCCAACGGGCCTTGGTGTCAAAAAGGCGATTTCATTCTAGTACGACCAAATGCAGGAACCCGCTTAGTGATTCATGGACGAGAGTTCAGAATTATTAACGACGATTCTGTTGAGGCAACAGTAGATGATCCCCGTGGTATTAAACGTAAAACCGTATAGGAGCTATAAATGAGTCAAGAATACAAATTTCCTGATGAACAGGACAAAGATTTGCCCGAAGATACTCTAGATATTGAGTTAGAGATTGAGGATGATACCCCTGAAAAAGACAGGAATAAAGAAGCAATCCCTAAAGAAATGGTGGATAAGTTTGATGCCGCCGACGACGAAGAAGAACTCGACGAGAAGGCCCAAGCATTACGCTTAAAGCAGTATAAAAAGGTCTACCATGACGAGCGACGTGCTAAAGAAGCTGCTTATAGAGAGCAACAAGAAGCTATTGAGCTTGCAAAACGGGTTATGGAGGAGAATAAGAAGCTTCGTGCCCAGTATTCCGCAGGCGAGAAAACCTATATTGAGACCGTACAAAGCCAAGCCGACTTACAAGTCCAAGTGGCTCAACGTGCTTATAAAGAAGCTTTAGAGTCTGGAGATCCAGATCGCATCGTCGAAGCACAAACTGCACTAAATGACGCTGGCTATAGAGTACAGAAGGCAAAAGACTTTAAACCTAGTACTTTACAAGATTCAGAAAATGATGTACAAATACAACAAGTAGAGCAACAACGCCCTAAGATTGACCAAAAAACTCAGTCTTGGTTGGACCAGAATCCATGGTATGGCACTAAAAAAGCTATGTCCAGTTACGCTGTTGGGATACATGAAGAATTATTGGATGAGTACGGACAGACAGTTGTGGGTACTGACCAATACTTTAGACGCATAGACAGAACTATGCGTGAAAAATTTCCTGAGTATTTCGATACTTTGGAAGAGGCTGAGCCAAAAGAAGAGGTCCAGAAACCTGCCACCAAAGCTAAGCCAAGCACAGTAGTAGCTCCGGCGACTAGAAGTACGGCCTCTAAACAGGTCAAGCTTAAAACCTCTCAGCAAGCAATTGCTAAGAAACTAGGATTAACCCCAGAGCAATACGCTCGTGAACTTATGAAATTGGAGGCCCTATAATGGCTGGTAACAATAGAATTACTCGTGAATTAGAAAGTCGTGAAGTAACAGAACGCCCTAAACAGTGGCAGCTTCCAGAACTTCTCCCTGAGCCTGATAAACAGGCCGGCTTTTCTTACCGTTGGATTCGTGTTTCTACACTAAACAATGCCGACCCCCGCAATCTTTCAGCAAAACTGAGAGAAGGCTGGGAACCCGTACGTTTAGAAGAACAACCTAAATTTCAACTGTTAGCTGATCCCAATAGTCGTTTTAAAGACAACATTGAGATTGGCGGGTTATTACTCTGCAAAACCCCAACTGAACTTGTACAGCAACGGAATGCACATTTTGCACACCAAGCACAAAATCAGACTGAGGCTGTAGATAATAATTTAATGCGCCAAAGCGACCCACGGATGCCACTCTATAGCGAGAGAAAATCCACGACGACCTTTGGTTCTGGTTCTTAAATCTAATTAGGAGTTTTAAATGGCTTATCCTACCGTATCAGGCCCTTATGGGTTTCAGCCGATCAATTTGATTGGTGGTCAGGTATTTGCTGGTTCAACTCGCTTATTCCCTATCGCCTCAGGCTCCGGCACATCAATTTTTTACGGTGATGTCGTACGTCTAAACACAGGTGGTACACTAAGCAAAGTTTCAACCACAGCTACCGCAACCGACGCAGTTGGTATTTTCTTGGGTTGTCAGTTTACAAACCCATCTACCAAACAATTGTTGCAACAACAGTATTACCCAGCTAGCACAGTGGCTTCTGACATTCAAGCTTATGTTTTGGATGATCCAGATGCTCTGTTCAAAGTAGCGGTAACAGCTGCTGGCACATCAACAATTTCTGGTGTAACACAAGCAGCTATTGGTCAAAACTCAGCTTTAATTTTGACCGCTGGTAGCACAACAACAGGCGACTCTTTAGCATCTATTTCAGCAACTACCGGCGCAGGCACAGCAGTTCCAATGCGTATCGTAGCTGGCGTTCCTGAAACAGTTAATGCTTCGGGTTCTTTTACTGAAGTGATCGTTAAGTTCAACTTCGGTGTTCACACCTACTACAGTGCTGCTGGCGTAGCAACTGCAGCTTAATAGGAGCTAAATAATGGCTATTTCACGCGCACAACTATTAAAAGAGCTCCTCCCAGGACTGAACGCTTTGTTCGGACTTGAGTACGCTCGCTATGGCGAAGAACACAAAGAGATCTACGATACAGAGACCTCTGAGCGTTCTTTTGAAGAAGAAACCAAATTGTCTGGCTTTACAGCTGCTCCAGTCAAAAATGAAGGCTCTGCTATTCGTTATGACAACGGCCAAGAAGCATGGACTGCTCGCTACAACCATGAAACAATTGCAATGGGCTTCAGCTTAACTGAAGAAGCTATCGAAGATAACTTGTATGACTCTTTGTCTGCTCGTTATACTAAGGCATTGGCACGTTCCATGGCTTACACAAAGCAAGTAAAAGCTGCTGCTGTTATTAACAACGGATTTACCGCTTCTGCTGCCTATTACGGCGGCGATGGCGTTCCTTTGTTTTCTACAGCACACCCATTGGTTTCTGGTGGTACAAACAGCAACACTCAGTCTACAATGACCGACTTAAACGAGACTTCTTTGGAGTCTGCAGTTATTGCGATCTCACAGTGGACTGATGAGCGTGGTTTGTTAATCGCTGCTAAACCTCGTAAATTGATTGTTCCACCTCAACTCATGTTCGTTGCAACTCGCTTGCTTGAAACTGAATTACGTGTTGGCACAACCGATAATGATATCAACGCCCTTAAGAACAATGGTTCTATCCCTGAAGGCTACACAGTTAATCACTTCCTAACCGATACAAACGGCTGGTATTTGACAACTGATGTACCTAACGGCATGAAGCACTTTGTTCGTACACCACTTGCTAACAGCATGGACGGTGACTTCGACACAGGTAACGTTCGTTACAAGTCTCGTGAGCGTTATTCTTTTGGTTGGTCTGATCCCCTCGGTATGTGGGGCTCACAAGGCGCCTAATCGGTTCCTTGGCTTTACTAAGACCCCGCTCAAAAGGCGGGGTTTTTTTATTGCACATCTTTTTTATTTGTAGTATTATTAGCACATCTGGGGAAATCCAGCCTATTAAACTGCCCCAGCAGACGATATACCGATTAATAGGCTTAACTTGTATATAGGAGAATCCTTATGGGTTTCGCTACACACTTAGGTCCTTGGTTACTTGGAACCGTTAAAAACACTACTGGCACAACCGCTGGTTTAATCCGCAACACAGGTTGCTCAATCGTCTCTCAACAAGCTACTTTAGGCTTTGCTGATGGTGCAACAAATGTATTTACATTACCAGCTGGTTCATTAATTACCAGCATTCAGTTGATTACTACTACTGGCTATGCTGGCGGTACTACCCCAACAATTACCATTTCTAGTGGTGCTACTACTATTACTTCTGGTTTAACAAACCCATCAGCAGCGGGTGTTTCAGCATTTACTATCGCTACTACTGGCGCACCATTTGTTAATAACGTTGGTACTACCGATGCAATTATTACTGCTACTTTAGCTGGTACTTGTACTTCAGGTGCATCTACTTTGGTTATTGCATATGTTGTTCGTAACTCCGATGGTAGCCAGTTCCAGTCAACATTCAACAATTAATCTTGCGGGGGCCTAGTGCTCCCATTACATCTTTAGGAGATTAATTATGCAACAAACTGACGTAAAATCGGCTCACCTTAACCAGTCTGGGTTTTTAGTAAAATTTCGTTGCCGTAAAAAGCAAGTTACACTGGCTGGTAATGCTTCTCAATCGGGTAAGTTAGCATTTTTTGATACCACTACAGCCCCTGTTACTTCGGGAACTTATGGTCGCTCTGGAACTACAATTACTGTAAGTTCTACTGGGCATGGACTTGTTACTGGCGCTATTGTAGGTATTTCATTTAATACATCCTCAAACGTTTCCGCTACAGATGGTAATTATGTAATTACTGTAACTGACGCTAACACTTTTACTATGACAGACATTAATTCTGGTACTGTTACAAATGCAGGTACAGGCTGTCAATATGTAAATAACGGCAATAAATGGATGACTACATACGAAACTTTAACTGGTGCAACGGCTACACAACAGCTTCTTGTTCCGGGAGAAGGCGCACTAGCCGAAAGTGGCATTTATGCATATATGGTTAATATGGGTTTTGTAACTATTCATTACGGATAAAAATGACTGAGCCAATTAAAACAGAAGGTTCTTATAATCTAGCGGGGCGTAAGGTAATGATTGGCCTTCCAACCTATGACTATAAAGTATCTTCTAAGCTAGCCATTTCGCTAGCTTCTTTTTGTGTGCAAGCAACGCAACACGGGATTAATGTTCAGATTTGCAATATTTCTGGATGTTCTGTTGTTTCTCGTGTTCGTAACTTAATTGCTTCTGATTTTTTAAGTTCAGACTGTACCGACCTTATGTTTATTGATTCGGATATTAACTTTGATGCCGAAGATATTTTCCGTTTAATGGCATGGAACAGTGACCCTAAAAAAGGCATTGTTGCTGGTATTCCAGTTGCTCGTAAAAAAGGACAAGTATATTTCTCTACATTAGATACTGATGATGACGAACATATATTCATGGACAAAATGGGTCTTGTAAGAGCAAAGCGTGTAGCTACAGCCTTTATGATGATTCGCCGTGAAGTGTTTGAAAAGCTACGTGAGACACACCCAGAATGGGTTTATTACGACGAGAAAAAAGTTGGCGATGAAATGATTGCTTTCTTTGACTTTGCTTTAAAAGACGGTAATTATATCGGTGAAGACTATCTGTTCTGTGACCGTGCTCGTGAACAAGGGTTTGAAGTTTGGATTGACCCCACTATTAAGCTAGGTCATATGGGTACAATAGAGTTTGAAGGCTCGTTTGGTGAAGAGTTTTTATATCCGTTGATTCGTCCAATAGATACAAATAAGGAAGCTGCATAATGGCAACCAAAAAGAAAAAAGGTCCTTCCCTTGCGATTGGTCGTGGTGAAAAGTTGCCTGTATCTAAGGGCGCTGGGCTTACCGCCAAAGGTCGTGCTAAGTATAATGCAGCTACTGGCTCGAATTTAAAAGCCCCACAGCCTGAAGGCGGACCCCGTAAAAAATCTTTTTGTGCCCGTATGTCTGGTATGCCAGGACCAATGAAAGATGAAAACGGCAAGCCAACCCGCAAAGCTGCTTCACTAGCACGATGGAAATGCTAAAATGAAAGATATTTTTGAACACGTAAGCGAGCCCGTGAAACATGTAGTGGATGCGCTATCTATAATGACTGTTTTGGGAACTCTTGTGGAACTACTACCTGCCGTAGCGGCAATCCTGTCTATTGTATGGTCGTTAATCCGTATCTATGAAAGCAAGACTGTTCAACGTTGGTTAGGAAAAAAAGATGCCATCAACGAGTAAGAAACAACATAATTTTATGGCGGCAATTGCACATAACCCTGCATTTGCTAAGAAGGTAGGAGTTCCACAATCTGTGGGCAAAGATTTTAACAACGCCGACAAAGGCAAAACATTTAAACAAGGTGGAACTATGAAACCAGTAGACATGAAAAAGAATCCAGGCGTAGCTAAGCTACCTACAGCCGTACGCAACAAGATGGGTTTTATGAAAAAAGGCGGCATGGCTAGTGATGCTAAAGAAGATACAAATATGGATAAAGCACAAGACAAAGCCATGATTAAAAAAGCTTTCAAACAGCACGATGCCCAAGAACATAAGGGCGGCAAAGGCACTAAGTTAGCTCTTAAAAAAGGCGGCATGGCTAAGAAGATGGCTGGCGGTGGTTTATCTGCTGGTCATAAGTCTGCTAATGGTATTGCTAAAAAAGGCTTGACCAAAGGTAAAGAAGTTAAAATGTGTGGTGGAGGAAAATACTAATGAAAAAGAAAATGAAAAAATACGAAGGCGGCGGTGATGTCTATACCGGCGACGACGAAATTGTTAAATACCGCATGGGCATGACTGATAAGAAAGAAGAACCAAAAGCAGAAGCGCCTAGCTATAAAGACGAGTCTATGGGCGAATTTACTACAAACATTAAAGACGAAGCCCCTAAAGCCATCCCTAAAAAGGCTGCTGCTAAGTTAACCCCTAAAGCAGAAGCGCCGACACCTAAAGAAGAACCTAAAGCTGAACCTAAAGCTGAAAAAGCTAATCCAGTACAGCAAGCTAAAGATGTTATTAAAGGCAAAGACGTTACAGCTCCTAAACTTTATGACCCACTAGCTAAGTATGAGCAAACTGGCCCTAAACGCCCTGAAGCAACACCAAAACCTGCTCCTAAACCTGCCCCAGTAGCAAAAGCTAGTTCAGAAAAGACTGGGTTTGAACTAAAAAAAGAAAAAGCTATAGGCATGAAAGCTGGTGGTAAAGTTAAATCTGCTTCCGCTCGTGCTGACGGCTGCTGTATTCGTGGAAAGACTCGTGCATGAGACCCGCTCGTGGGATGGGCGACATAGCCTCTTCTAAAATGCCTGGTGCGAAGAAAAAAGCCCGCAGGGATAACACCGACTTCACTGAGTACGCCAAGGGCGGTAAGATAGGTAAGGGTCCAAGCTCTGTTGTCACTACTAAAGGTGGCACTGCTTCTGCTATGGCTAAGAAGTTGCTGTCTAAACCTGGTTCATTAACTGCAGCAGATATGTATGCAGGCGGCGGTCTCTATGCCAATATTGCCGCTAAGAAAAAACGTATAGCTGCTGGTTCTGGTGAAAAGATGAAAAGCGCAGGAGACAAAGGTGCCCCTAAGAAAGGTGATTTTGCTAATGCTGCTAAAACAGCTAAATACGCCGAGGGCGGTACAACAAAGTCTAAAGTAAATGAAGCGGGCAACTACACCAAACCTGAGTTACGCAAACGTATTTTTAACAGCATTAAAGCTGCTGCGGTACAGGGCACAGGCGCAGGGCAATGGTCAGCTCGCAAAGCACAGTTAATGGCTAAACGATATAAAGCAGCTGGTGGCGGATATAAATGACGTGGTCAAAAAAGTACAAAGACTCAATAAATTGTGACAGCCCAAAAGGGTTCTCTCAAAAGGCTCATTGTGCGGGTAAAAAGAAAATGGCGGGAGGCGGTTTAGCTGCACCGCAACAATCTTTAAAAGCTTGGGGTGACCAGAAGTGGACTACAAAGTCGGGTAAAAAATCCTCCGAAACTGGAGAAAGGTATCTACCTAAAAAAGCAATAGAGTCATTAAGTTCGCAGGAATATGCAGCAACCACAAAGGCAAAACGTGCAGGTAAAGCAAAAGGTAAGCAGTTTGTAGCACAACCAAAGAGCATTAAAGAAAAAACAAAAGCGTATAGGAAGATATAACATGGCTGAAAAGTGGATACAAAACGCAATTAAAAAACCTGGCTCTTTAAAAAAATCATTAGGCGTTGCTGCCGATAAAAAGATTCCAGCAAGCAAACTAGCTGCAGCTGCAAAAAAACCCGGCAAGATGGGTAAGCGGGCTAGGCTTGCGGAAACCTTAAAAGGGCTTAAGAAATAATGGCGAATACGTCAGGCCTAGCGAATTTTAACCTCGAGCTCACAGAGTTAATTGAGGAAGCTTTTGAACGTGCTGGTTTGGAGATGCGTTCGGGTTATGATATGCGTACGGCCCGCCGTTCTTTAAACTTACTTACTATTGAGTGGGCTAACCGAGGCATTAACCTGTGGACTATTGAGCAGGGACAAATCACTATTAATACTGGGCAAGCTATATACGCATTGCCTGTTGATACAATCGACCTTTTAGACCAAGTTGTTCGTACTGGCTCAAACCAAACCCAAGTTGATATTAATATTAGCCGCATTTCCGAGTCTACTTATTCAACAATACCGACTAAGAATGCACAGGGCCGACCAATTCAGGTTTGGATTAACCGCCAGACGGGCCAGCAAAACACTACTACGGCTACTTTAGCCTCAAGCATCAGTGCTACAGCAACCACGCTAACATTAACTTCTGTGGCTGGATTAGGTACAACAGGCTTTATTCAGATTGGTTCTGAGATCATAGCGTATCAAAACGTAGACACAGCAGCTAAACAACTTTTAAATTGTTTCCGTGCACAAAACGGTACAACAGCAGCAACACATACAACCGCCGACGCTATTACTATTTTGAACCTGCCTAACATTAATGTTTGGCCTACAGGCGATGGTGGTGGTCCTTACACATTTGTTTACTGGCGTTTGCGTCGTTTACAAAATGCTGGCGATGGTGTTAATGTACAAGATATTCCATTTCGTTTAATTACGTGTTTGGTGGCCGGTCTAGCGTTTATGATTGCGGCTAAGAAGCCAGAAGTACCCCCAGAAAGAGTATTGTTTTTAAAGTCTGAGTACGAGCAACAATGGTTATTAGCTTCACAAGAGGATAGAGATAAATCTGCTGATAGGTATGTACCACGCCAAATGTTTTATTGAGGTAAATCATGCCAGAAAAGTATGCGTCGGGTAAATGGGCAATTGCAGAGTGCGACCGGTGCGGTCAACGCTATAAGCTCAAAGAATTAAAGAAACAAGTTTTAAAGACAAAGCTTTATAATGTGAAGGTATGCCCTAGTTGTTGGGACCCAGACCAGCCTCAGTTACAATTAGGTATGTACCCGGTCAATGACCCACAAGCTGTACGGGAACCAAGGCCAGATACCAGCTATTATGCTTCTGGGCAAACTGGCTTACAGATTACTAATGGCAATGGAACATCCATAAATGAAATTGGATACCAAGCCGAAGGCAGCAGAGTATTTCAATGGGGCTGGAACCCTGTTGGCGGTGCAAGTAGTTTTGATACGGTTTTAACGTCAAATTACTTGATTGCAATAGGGCAAGTGGGTACAGTAACATTAACAGTTAATTAGGAGTAAATTATGACATTCAAAAAAGGCGCTAATGGCATTGAAACCAAAGGCAAAACAAAAGGCAAGAATCTAGGTGATTCAGGCCCAACAGCTAAAATTGACAACGGCGGTAAAGGTTCTGCTGGCGTAACGTCTATGAAGATGAAGCAAGTCGGGCGTAATATGGCTCGTGCTATGAATCAAAAATCTTCTGGTAGAGGCCGTTAATCATGGCTAAATTTTCTATGAAAAAAGGCGGTAAAGAGGTTGGATCTGCCGCCGTATATGCTCAACCACATACTATGGACGGTAAGGCTATGACATCAGCTGAAGATTGTGTCGTTAAACCCGGCAACGGCGTAGATGCAATTAAAATGTCTGTGGCTGGAACGTTTAAAGCACAAAAAGATGAAGTTAAATCCGATGGTATGAAACAACGTGGGTCTGGTTGTGCAACTAAAGGTTTTATTTCTAGGGGTCCTTTGGGTTAATAGGGTTAAACCGAATGAATTACGTTCAATTATTTCAAGCGATACAGGACTATTCTGAAAATACGGAATCATTATTTGTTTCTAATATTTCTCGGTTTGTTCAAGAAGCAGAAGACCGCATCTATAACTCGGTTCAAATTCCTTCGTTGCGTAAAAACGTGACAGGTACAGTCACAGCTAGTAATAAATATTTATCTTGCCCTAACGATTATCTATCTACTTATTCAATGGCTATTATTGATACAGATGGTTCGTACAAGTATTTGCTTAATAAAGACGTTAACTTCATTCGTGAAGCGTATCCAACGCCAACATCAACCGGAACGCCTAAGTACTACGCACTGTTTGGTTCGCAGTATTCAAACCCTAATGAGCTATCTTTCATTATGGGGCCGACACCAGACGTTAGTTATAACGTAGAGCTGCACTATTTTTACTATCCAGTGTCTATTGTTCAAGGCGCTATATCCAGTTATAACGCCCCTACTGGTGGCTCTTCTTATACCAATGGTACATACCCTAACGTTCCGTTAACAGGCGGTCAGGGTTCTGGAGCCACAGCTACTATTGTTGTTTCTGGCAATACAGTTACTTCAGTAGCCATTAATAATCCGGGGCAGTTTTACGGGGTTGGAAATAGCCTTACAACAGCGTCCTCTTATATTGGCGGTACAGGCTCTGGTTTTTCTGTAACAGTACGTTTAGTTGATAATCCCGATGGCACAAGCTGGCTTGGTGATAACTATGATCCAGTGCTTTTCTATGGCTCTATGCGTGAAGCTATGTTGTTCATGAAAGGCGAGCAGGACTTGGTCAAATATTACGAAGACAAGTATGCTGAAGCACTAGCTCAACTAAACCGCCTTGGCTCTGGTCTTGAGCGTGGCGATGCTTATAGGGATGGTCAATATAGAATTGGACAAGTTAAACCATGACAATTGCCCAAGGCCAATGCACCGTCTTTAAACAAAACTGCTTAAGTGGCTTAGAAAACTTTGCCGCCGGCACTCCTTATGTATATAAAATAGCCCTTTATACGGCTAATGCTAACTTAAACCAATCAACCCTTACTTATACAACTACAGGGGAAGTAGTAGGCACTGGCTATACGGCGGGTGGTAGAACTTTAACCGTTATTCCTCCACAATCTAGTGACTATACGGCATATTTGTCTTTTGCTACAGTAACTTGGAGTCCGGCTTCCTTTACGGTTAG